AACGCCACCTCTTCACCCTTCTTTATGTCCTTGCTTGCCACAACCTTGACGGCCTTTCTCATCATCACTACCTGCTTCTCTGTCACCTTAACCATATCACTCATCTGCTCTTCATCAGCGTAAAGCATCAGCAGGGCATACAAATCGTGGGAGTCTATCACTGCAACTTTATCATCTACAGTAAATTTAATCTTTTTGCAAGGTGTTGACGCAACATCAAAGTTTGCTTCAATTTTTAAGTTACCAAACTGATATTTAGAATATTTACTTATCATATATTATTTCTTACTTCATTCTCCATACTATTAAAAAATTGTTGTAAGTGATGACGGCCACCCTCGGCGAACGCTCTGTCCCATAAAGTATTAAAGTCCGTATCTCTCTTGATTGTGTCGTTAAGTCCAAGGCTTGCGATATATTCATCCCGATAACTTTCAACAGCCTCCCAAGCTCTATTAGTCTGTGCTTCTTCTAACAATTTTATCCGAGCTTTTTCCATATTAGTAATAACAATCAAATTTTAAGTTATATCTTTTACCAAAGTAAAGCTTAGTCATTGCTTTCTTTAAAAACTTCTTTAATTTAACACATCCAATATGATTGATAATATCAACGGACAATTGTGTTGAAATCAATCCATTCTTAAAAAAGAATAAACGATAAACACTTCTGTCTATAAATCTTACAAGCTTCCAAGTCATATTATTTCATTGATTTTAACGCCTTAGAATTAGCACCCTGATTGCTTGCAAGCATGGTTTTTATAGGGCTTGCTATCGAACTAGGAGCGACTACTGGGCCACCACCTGGAGCTCCAGCTTGTCCACCTGGAGGCGTTCCTCCTGTCGACGGAGAACCTGCCGGAGCATTGGCGTCAACCATCAAAGGAGCGGCGGCGTTAGCGGCTTGTTCTTGTGCCATTTTAGCCTGCTGTTCTTTAGCCGCCATCTCTTGTTTATATTGAGCCAAAGCATCAGGATTTTCAGCCATCTCAATTATTTGCTTAGGTAACCAGTTCTCAGGTTTCTCGTCTTGAATTTCAAGTATCTGCTTAGCCGGAGCGTATAAAGAAATAGCGACATCAACTCCGCCCTCTGGGGTGTAAATCGCGCCAGTTTTAGGGTCAACGTGTTGATACATTAAAGAGGACATCTGATAAACAACAGGACTGATTACATTATAAAGCTCAAGCTTTCTCTGTCTCTCAATTTCAGGATTGGGGCTGATAATCGACATCGCCTTAATCTGTATTTTGCCTTCCCATTTTAACGAACCAAGCGGAAGCTGTCCGTCGCCATCTCCAAGTTGTAAGAAGCGTCTGTTAGGGCTTTCAATCAAGAACCCATCTTTATCCTCATCAAGTCCAAGGTCAAGTTTAGGATTAAACTGTGCTTCCATCCCTTTCAATTGTCCGTCTTCACCGGCAGGAAGTGGGGTGACTTTGTTGGCCACGACTCCATTCTCCTTTTGATAGGCATCCATTTCTTCCTGAGTAAGGAAAGTCTTAATCTCCGGTATGGAGTAAATCTGATTAGCCCAAGAGAGAGTAAGGTAGGCGTCCATTTCAATAGCCTTAGAAATGTTAAGCATCGGAATATTAAGTCTTTTGAGAGCGGCATCCTTAGCGTGAAGTATCTCGCCGAGCGTCTTACCGGTCACATCTCCTTGAAGCGTCGGAGTAATTCCTGTAATCTCGTCCATATCTTCCTTAACCTGAGTAACTCCATCCCAACCGCGAGGATCAAACTGAATCTTGATTTGCTCAACAGTAGAGCCTGGAAGCTTCTGTTCAATCGTATTCGGGCTTAAAGTAATCTTACCCTCGCCGGCCTTCGGAGTTCCAGAGTAGAAAAGCATCGGATAAATAGCCATCACCAGTTGGTCAATGGTCATATTCTTCAAGCGGTCATACATTACCTTATTGTTCTTAATCAGCTCGTAAAGACCAATACCGTAAATAGTGTTAGGATTTCTAATAAGCCAGTAAAGCCACCAAAGTGTCAATTTGCCTTCATCATTAGGAAGCGGAGAGTAGTAAAGCGGTATCTTCTGGTCTGGGATATAAATCGTATATAAGTCCTTCTTCTTGTTCTCATAAAACCCGACAGTAATCATGTCTTTACGAGTCTTGGTAGCCGAGTTCATATTTGCCTTATCACCGCTCTCAACTTTAAGTGTGCCACCCTTTACCGCTGTGCTGTTAGAATACATCCCGAATTCCTCATCGAAATCCTCTTTGGAATAATCCTTTTCGTAATACCAATCGTTAACCGAAAACGGGTCGGTCAGATTTGCCTTGTCGTCAATCCAGGTTCTGAACGGATCAAGCCGCTCACGATAGACATCATTAAACTCAACGATATTCTCCTTTTTGTAGGTGTTATTTTCAGCGTCCTCGGTGTCAATCGTCTGAAGGATTTCCTTTTCTCTTTTTAAAATCCTCGGAACTGTGTGTCCGACTGCCCAGCCATATTTAGCGGCATCAAAGATTGCCATCTTGAATACGTCAATCCCGTTGTTAGGTAAACTCCAACTACGCTTCCAGATTGCCTTAGCTACGTTGTTTCGTGCCTCATATTTCTCACACGAACCCTTAAAAGTAGCCTCTGGATTTTGGTCTATAAGAATTGAAAGTGCTGTTTGTATCTTAATCAGAAGTGTTGGTTCACTAAGATTAGAACGCCAACCGGCAGATTGTGCAGAATCAAGATTGACTATCTTGCTTACGTTTCTAAGCCCTGTCGTTTCGTCCTGTATGTAAATTGTGTTGCTCTTTGAGTCCTCTTTTTTGCCGAGGTCATTAGGCAAATATTCCTTGTCGGCGGCCTTCATTAGACTCTCAAAGTTAAAGCCATTGCCAATGTCTTTTTTGGTGGCCTTTAATATTTCAACACGGGCATCAAGAAACTTTACCAGCTCATCTTCCTTATCGCTGGCCTTAAAGTCCTTAATATCTGGCTCTTCATTAATTTTAGATAATTTTTTCATATGTAAAAGTCTTGACTTATCTCGTTAGTATCACCTTTAAGTTTTTCTAAGCGTTGCATTATGCGCTCTGCAGAAGTTTTAGGCTCTCCTTGCGGTGCTTGCTTCTCCGAGACAGCATTATCACGCACATAGTGGCAAATCCCGTAAGCGATAACCATATCATCGTGTTTGCCTTCCATCGCCGCTGGTCTGCCCATCTCATCTTTGACGAACACCAGACACTCCTGTAAAAACTTACTTGTCCATATTCCTTCATAGAGATTAACTTGAACTTGTAAATTATCGAGCATCACTTTTCTTCCTTGACTTCCTGTCCCTGTATTATATCCTAATCTCTTGTTCACTGTGTGGCTGACATCATCAATCGCCTCTCGCCAATAAAGATTAGGATACTGATAGGTTTCCAGTAGCTCGGTTAAAACCCATAGCCCAGAATTGCTTTCAACTGCCAAGTAGGCGGTATTGTAGTATCTTCCTAAGGCATTAAGGAACTCGGCGTATTCATCAGGTCTTATTTTATTACTGTCAAACTCAGCCGCTGGCTTCAATGTCTTGTTGTTGATACAGACACAAGACGAACTGTCCTGTCCCTTGCCCTCAGCAACATCTCCGCCAATTACATAGCTTCCTAATTCCTGCGGCTTTTCATAAATGCTTAGTGTGCCGTCAATATAATACTTCAACAACTTCTCCGGTAGACTAAACTTGTCAACTTCAATCTTCTTCGGTGTGTCAGTGCTTAAATATGTTATTCTTTCCTTATTAAAAAAGGTATTTCCTGAGGCTACGAACGCTTCTTCGCAATTATGAACAACTATTCCATTAGCTGTAAATTCGTGTGTCTCCGTTGTTATGTCAAATACTTCTTCTATCCCGTTATCAATTATCGAAACGACCCTATCAGATAAATTTTTTAATCCCGTTCCATTGCTTAATTTTAACCTTCCATTCTTTTTATTTGATATAAAGCCTATTTCACTTTTAAACAAAGATGTTTCTTCTTTTCTTAAAGATAAATCATAACCAATATATTCATTACCATTACCAGCCTTTTTAATCGCCGTTCTCAATCTTGATGTAATCCCAAAATTTAAAAGCAACAACTGAACATCTTGAATAAAGTCTTTATACTTTGAAAAAAATACCACCCTATTCCCATTTCTATCGGCGAATCCGTCTGCTTCAAATAATCCTCTTAAAAATTCTTTAATAATTATTTTAGGAGAATTTTTTATAAATTCAGGAACTTTAATTTTTCTCTTATAAGCCCCTGAACTATTTTTTCTTAAAATACCTAACTGATTAAATATCTCAACAAATCTCAAGCTTGATATTCTTACTTCTGAACAACCCTTTTTGTCGCCAGTTATTCTTGTATGATGTCCTAAAAAAAACTTATCCATCAATCTTTCTGTTTCTTTTACCACATCATTGCGCTCATTATCGCAAGCTATTGATATAGTTCCTCCTTTTCCGGCGAACGAACCATCTCCCATAAAAAGACCGAGAAACAAAGCAAAATCTTCATCTATTTTAATGCTACAATCAGCGATAAAATCTTTATAACATACATTCTGAATTTCATTGTTAAAGTTAGAACCTCTTAATATAACAATATCTTTCCCTTTTTCTATATCTTCTAACTTTACAAAACCTCTTTGCGTTAATATTGGGTGGTCTTTTGTGCAAACAATTTCATAACCCATTTCTGTCTTTAAAACAAATGTTTCTTTTTCTCCCTTATCATATTTAGCTATTATTTTTTTTCCATCCGGCAACAAGTCTTTCATCAAAACATATCCATTGTCAGTTCCTATCTTAGAATTTCCCGACACACAAGTAGTAGGATATTCCTGGTGTAGCATCTCCCAATCCTTTTTAAGGGACAACCACTTCTCATAATAATATGTTATTTCCTGGTCTGTTAGGTTGTGAGCTTTTTGGTATTCAGAGAACTTAGAGCCCTGCTCCATTTCAGCGGTTGGTATGTAAACTGTAATCTTGTTTATTTCGTCCTCATCCCACTGCCAATTATAGAAGTGAGCTTTAAATTCAAGTTGCATCGGCTCTCGGCCTCTGTTCCAGGCTTCCCAGAACATATCATAGAAGTTTCCGGCCATTCCCTCGGCCGTCCCCTCGATGTCAATTCTGCCTTCTGGCGGAACTGACGGAATTGTTCCTGTAATAAACTCATCAGCCTTTGAAGGAAACTTAACACATAGCTTGGCGTATTCTGAGCAGTGAACTCTGTTGTTAGTTCCTGAACGCCCGGAGTTGCTAACCAGTATTGAACTAAAATTGTTATTACCTAAATCAAACTTTAATTTGTTAGATGCCGAGTTGTCAACCCTCCAAAGCTTAGCCAATTCGGGGTCAAAATTCTTCCAGGCAGCATCAACTTTTTTATCAAATATTTCAACAGCGTCATTCTGAGTATGAGCAATAAACAGTGAGGAGAAGTTCCGAGTGAACAGAGTGTCATCTAAATTGTCAATAGCCTCAAACGTTGTAAATCCTAAGCGGCGGCTTTTAAGTATAATATTTCTCGTGTGCTTATTCTGATCAAAATCTCTCTGTGCCTTATTTTTTTTAAAAACAACTTTATGGAGGTTTTTGTCTACGATAGAATACAAATGCTCAATACGCCACTCTTTATCAGCTAATAGATGCTCTAATGCCATATTATTAAACTATTTATCTAAACGCCGTAGAACATCGTCAATCATATTTATATTTACCTCTTTTTTCTCAACCATTCCTTTAATCGCAATAGGCATAGCAACAATTCTCAAATCCTCATCTGTTAACTTTTTCTTTTTATCAATGTCACCAAGTCTTCTGTTAACTATTCTTTGAGCTAGTGCTAAGTCAACGCCCTCTTTAATTGCCACAGCTAATTTAACGTGGTCTGGTTTATCTCCACTGTTTTTATTTCCTTTAAAATTACTATCCTTGCCATATTTTCTTGGCATATCGTTTCAAAACCTTTTATTTATGTAATATTAGTCTTATTTTCTCTTTACGCCTTTCTCTATTTTTTTTTGCTGAATTTCTCCACCTAAGTTTTGCTGACTCATAACTACATCCTACTTTTTCTACCTGACTTCCACAATATTTATTAAGAGGATTAAACTTAAGAAATGGTTTATTGCACATTTCACATATTCCATTTCTCCAGGTTTGATCTTTTTGTTTTGGCGTCATTTAATATAAAATAAAAAACTCTGTTAAGAGTTTATTTCTTCTTACTTTTTCCAGCCACATTCAAAGAAATTGCCACGGCTTGTTTTTGAGGCTTACCGGCTTTCATTTCTGTCTTGATGTTTGAGCTAACTGCTTTCTGACTTGATCCCTTCAATAATGGCATAGGATTAAATATTAAAAGCTAAATTAAATGAGGTTGAAGACACCGGAGCTTTCTCCTCTGTGAGCTTGACAAACTTCTTGTCTTTAGGGCAATAAAACACAAACGGGTTAGAAGTTTTCTTTAATTCAGTTTTGCAATTAGGGCATTTTATCATACCTTTTTATTTCCTTCGTGAAGACTTTTTAGTCTCCCATCTTTTTTCATATGACAACTTCTACAAAGCCATTCCCAATTTTTTAAATCTCTGTTATAAACCCCTTTATTTGCTAAATCAATGGGTGGAACTTTATGACAACATTGACATAGTTTTGGTTTTTGAAAATTATTATTTACCCATTCGTGAAGAGAATTGTATCCTACATTATCTCCTTTCCACATCGGATTATTTTCCTTCAATTTTCCTAAAACCATTTTTTCCCTTGTAATTTCTGTTATTTTTGGCCTTCTTTTGTTAGAACAGCTTTTACAAACATTTTTAATTTTTGTTTCCTTTTTACAGTAAATACAATTAGGCATTTTATTAAAGTTAAATAATTATACTTTAATAATATATGAATTGTATATTAATGTCAAATTTGGACAAAGCATTTTAGTATAAGTATTTAT